AGAAAGAAAATACTCCTGACGGAGTATCAAAGAAAGACAAGCTTTCTTCGCCCTCCCCCTCTGAAAAGATTGATTACAGCGGATTGATGGAATACTATAACACCACATTCAAAGACAGACTCCAGCAGATAAGATCAATGACTGATGTGAGAAAAAAGGCTGTAAAAGCCAGGATAGCCCAATATGGGAAAGAGTCAGTGAGGAGTGTTTTCAATCTCATTCTTCAATCCCCGTTCCTACTTGGAGCTAATGACCGCAATTGGAAATGCGACTTTGATTGGATTTTCAAACAAGCAAACTTTACTAAAATATTGGAAGGAAACTATAATGGGACAAGACTTAGTAAAAATCAACAGGATAGCGAGCAGCGAAAACGTGATTCAGTTCTTGCAGTCGCTACAACCGTTAGAGAAGCTGCCGCAAAAAAGAGAAAGGAACTTGAAGCAGAGGGCGTTATTGAATAAATATCCCGATCCTGCACAATTCATTCTTGATTACAACCCTGATTTGCAGTTCAAACTTGTCAGATGTAATGCAACCCATTCAGAACTGGCGTTGAATGACAGCATTCCGAGTTTAGGGCTATTGTCTTCTACTTATGGGGATGAAACACCGATAGAATGGCTAAAGATACAATTTGGCTCATTGAATGACTTTGCAGAAGTTTCAACCAAGATAGCGAAAGAGCAACTTTCTGAACTATCGGAGATATTCCTTTCGGAGTATTATTATATAAATGCCGCTGAAATCTGTTTTTTCATAGCACGGTTTAAGTCAGGGAAGTATGGGCGGTTCTACGGTTCAATAGATCCATTGAAAATAACAAGTGCGATGCTGGACTACGTTTCTGAACGTCGGAAAGATATTGAACGGAAAGAGCGTGAACGATACAGAAACCAACGTGAAAAAGAGATAGAGGAGCGTGGAGATAATAGAATCTCTTATGCTGAATATCAAGAGTTGAAACGCCGGGCTGAATCCGGAGATGAGGAAGCCCAAAAAATGCTGATGTCGCCATGAGTATGCCAAAGAAAGTCAAACCGGAAATTGTATATGTCAAATGCCGGAATTGCAAGAATGCCTCGGACTTCGGGGATAATTCTGCGTATTGTAAGGCTAAAAGGCATAGAGTGTGTGCCTGTGACAGATATGGGCAAATTTGCAACAGTTTTCTAAAGAAAGAATTATAACGAAAAAGGAGAAATTTATGAATACCGAGACGCAGAGAAAGATACGTGAATGGGAAGCGGAACGCGACAGAAACCTGCGCATACACTGCCCTCTTGTAGCTGCCAAATTCCAAAGGTGGATTGACAAAATTAATAAAAAGGAGAACGAAAGTATTAACCGCATGAAAGGAAATGTAAAGTGAAAATATACAATTATGAAACCAAAGAAAAAAATAATAGATGCCGCCATAGCCAATGGTAGCATAGATAGATTGAATATGCTGCTTTCAGCCGCTCACCTGTTGAATTGCGAAGCCAATAACTTAGTAGAGGAAGCGAGCGATTTAATGGCAGAGAACTCCCTTCTGCTTGGAGATTTAAAAAAGTTGCACAATGACTTTGTAAAAGTTGCCGATAAGTATTTCAAGGAGTTCTCCACCCTCATTACTACTGATACCGCCAAGATGGATATGTTCTCTGACCTTGATGGATTTGATAAGGCATTCAGAGAGTGGGCTAAAGTACCGTCAGAGTGGAAACCTAGAGAAGTTTGTAGGAACCATTAATTAAAAGTAATACAGAAATAAACAAGAATCATGAAAAGAGAATTAACACCTGAGAATATTCAGGAACTGAAAGAGAATCAAATATTCGTTTTTGGAAGCAATATGAACGGCAATCACGCCGGAGGTGCAGCTAGATTGGCAGTTGAGAAGTTTGGCGCAATTATGGGGAAAGCAAAAGGGATACAAGGTCAGTCCTATGCTATCCCTACGTTGGATAAGGATATGCAGAAAGTAACTGAAGAAGAACTGCTGGTATTTTTAGGAAACTTCGGGAATTACGCTAACGAGCATCCGGAAAAGGAATTCCTCCTAACTGCCATTGGCACCGGGATAGCCGGATTTGACGCCAGCTACATGGCGTACATGGTACTTAGGGCAAACCTGCCGGATAACGTTACCTTACCAAAGGAATTTGTCAAAATCAAAGGGTACAAAGGTTTTAACCCCGATTTGACATGTAGGGATTTCCAATACGAAGAAGGTAAGGACTATGAAGAAACAGGCGATATAATGGCTTGCGGTAACGGATTTCACTTCTGCCTCCATCCGTTGGACGTGTTCGGTTACTATCCACCTGCCATAGTTGGTATGAATAAGTTTCACGAGGTTGAGGGGACTGGTGATATGGACGTAGATACGGATGATACGAAAATTGCTTGCTCAAAAATCCACATAGGAGCGGAACTAAGTATTAAGAGTATTGTAGACGCAGCCGTTAAGTTTACGTTTGAAAAATGCAAGTGGAAGAAAGGTAAGTCAGCCACAGGCAACCAAGGTGCAGCATCAGCCACCGGCAACCGAGGTGCAGCGTCAGCCACAGGCGACTATAGTGCAGCATCAGCCACCGGCAGCCAAGGTGCAGCATCAGCTACCGGCAAGGATAGCATTGCTCTTGCTGCCGGATACGAGTGTAAGGCTAAGGGAGCTATAGGTTGCTGGATAGTCCTCGCAGAACGTGGAGAATGGAACGGTAATACCTACCCGATTAAGGAGGTCAAGGCGTTTGAAATTGACGGGGAAAAGGTTAAGGCTGACACATGGTATATGCTAGTCAATGGACAGCTTAAGGAGGTTTAGCGGAAGTAATTAATTAAAATCGAATTAGAAATGAATACACAATTTGAACGGTCAGCATGCGCTACCGATGAATGGTATACACCGAAGGAGATTATAGATGCGTTGGGTGAATTTGATTTAGATCCGTGTGCGCCGGTCAACCCACTATGGCAAACAGCTAAGGTGATGTATAATAAAAACGTCGACGGGTTAAAACAGGAATGGAAAGGCCGTGTATGGCTAAACCCCCCTTATTCCCGACCTCTTATTGAAAAATTCATCAGCAGGATGGCAGAGCATGGAAACGGTATCGCTTTACTTTTCAATCGTTGCGACTCAAGGATGTTTCAAGACATAATTTTCGAAAAAGCAACGGCGATGAAGTTTTTGCGCAATAGGATTCGTTTCTTTCGCCCGGACGGGACTCGTGGAGATTCGCCCGGTTGTGGTTCTATCTTAATCGCTTTTGGCGAGGATAATGCGGAGATATTAAGGACTTGTAATATAGCAGGTAAGTATGTTAGAATCAATTAGAGCAATCAAAATATGAATAAGGAAGAATTTCTGAGCAAAAGAGATGCCATCGATTTAAAGTTAAAAGAATTGAATGGCGAAAAGGAACAGCTGGAAAAGGAATACATTGAATCCAACCAAGGATTCCCTATTGGAAGCAAGGTCTGTATAACGGTCCCGTCCCATGGAAGGATATTGGTCCCCGAAGCGAAGAAGTTAGCCTATATTGCAGATTATGAGATTGATGGTAACGGAGAGGTTGTTCCCTCTTTAAGGCAGTTGGATTGCAATGGGGGCATGTCAGCAATACCTTTATATGTTAATTTTAAAAAGGTTATAATTGAATTAATGTAAATCAAATTATAAATGAGCAAATATACAGCAAGGCAGATAGCTGAATCTGACGAACTATTTGAAAAGCAAATACATAAAGTCAGAAAGTTTTATTTGAGTCGTAATCCCGATAAAATGATGATGCTTGAAGAAAGAAAAGCAGTCGTCAAAGAACGGAATAAAGGTCTTTCCCCGGAATATGATAAGGAGTATTATTGTGGAACTTGTGGAGCTAAAGACGGTGCGGAACATCCTAAAAGTGGATATTGCTTTCACTGTGATACTGATAACTGGATTTCAAAGAATAACTAATAACAGAACAGAAATGAATACTAAAACATTTCAAGAAGTCGCCAGGATTTGGAGTGCTGCGAAGCAACCTATCATAAAGCATGCCACGATGTGCGCGTATATGCTTACCCTTCAAACCCATTTACTCCCATATTTTGGGACGGAGACAGCTATATCGGAAAGCGACGTTCAGAAATTTGTTCTCTACAAGCTTTCCTCTGGTCTTGCTAAAAAAACCGTAAGGGATATTGTGGCGGTGCTGAAATCTATAGTCAAGTATGGTGGGAAACATAAGTTATTCCCTTATGAGGAGTGGGAGATAAACTATCCTACGGATACCGAATCTCACCGTTTGCCTACTTTGTCCTTAAACCATCAACAGATACTGATGAGCCATCTCACCGAATCTCCAACTCCTAAGAATATAGGCATTCTGCTGTCTCTGTGTACCGGCATGAGGATTGGAGAGGTGTGTGCCCTGCGATGGGAAGATGTGGATTTCAGACAGAAGGTAATCACCATTAGTTATACAGCAGGAAGGATATACAACTGCGAATCAAGAACTACGGAAAGGACTTTCACTTCTCCCAAAACACGAAATTCATACCGGGAGATACCTATCTCAAGACAGCTTCTCTTTGCCTTGAAGGAAGTAAAGAAAATATCTCCGTCCCGATTTGTAGTAGGAACATCAGGACGTCCGGAAGATCCCCGTTCTTACCGTGATTTCTTTGCCCGGCTCTTGAAGCGTCTGAATATTCCGCACATTGTGTTTCATGGACTCCGGCATACATTTGCTACCAGATGCATTGAAAGTCAATGCGATTATAAGACAGTGAGTGTAATTCTTGGACATTCGAATATCGCTACCACACTCAATTTATATGTGCATCCCAATCTCAATCAAAAACAAAGATGCATTGAGCGAATGAGCAACTTCTTAAAAATTAAATGACCCTCAAAACAGATAAGAAATGAAGATAATAGCAAAACAAGGTTCAGAGCTTGAGAATCTACTGAAACAAATGAATGAACAGCTTATGCGCGAACAAAACGAAGCTAAAGATATGATTCAAGAATATTGTGGTTCAAGACCGGATAGCCTCGGATATGGATGGGCATTTGGAATAACCGCTGAGTGGCTTTATACTCTTATTGGATTTGATGATAAGGAGTTTGTTCCTGAGAAACTGATTCCGAATAATGATGATAAGAAGCATCCGTGTTGGAAAATCAATAAACGAAAGAAAGAAGGTCGTGAATTCATTGATAGATGGCGTAGAAAGTTTCGAGGTATAAATGGTCGGCTCCTTAATAAATTTGGGATTCCGGTAATGCACGAAGAAACAGGACGCTACTTCCATTGGCTCCCGCTTGAAAAAGATGGTATCTATTATGTCTCAGTAGGTTCTTCTCTTCTTGATTGTATGCCATCGGCAAAAAGTGAGCAGTTTGAGATAGAGGTTTAACGTATAACCAAGATAGATATGAAACAGAAGTTAGAAGAAGCAGCAAAACAATATGCAGAATCAGTAATTGATTCATTCGGGACAAACGGAATTCCGAATGGCGTTTCCGATATTAAAGACATGATTGCTCTTAGTTTTGAAAATGGCACATCATGGCTTTCAAATCAGATTAAATCTATCATCCTGGATGATACGTTGACAGATGGGGAAGTCATAGATAACATTAGTGAGCTATTGAACCAACAAGGATGTATTGGAGCGGATTAAAGAGAAAGGAGATTGAAAATGGACATAGATAACAAATATAGGATTCCCCTTGTCGGGGCCTATAATCCGTTAGTTTTTGAATGTCCCGAATGTGGTACAAGTATTCTCAACGATTACCATAAGCATATCTGTGGGATTGCAGAAGCTCGTATTGGGATAGTCTCTATAAAAGAGTGTCCAACATGTTTTACGAAGTATTATTCTCATTTTTCAGAAGCTGAATACAATCTGTTTTTGCATAGCATAGAGAGAGGTGAAAATTTGCATTTTAAAAATGTATTCGTGAAACAGATTAGAGAGGAAGGAGACTGATTATGGAAGTAAAGAACGGAATAATAATAGATGGAGTACTGCATGAGATGACGAGTGAAAATGTCCCATGCAACCAATGCTCACTGTTGCGCATTTGCAGTAAGTCAGAAAAGGAAGAATATGACATCTGTCTTTGTGCTTTGATGAACTGTGATGGCTTTGTTAACCGTGGAAAAGTAAAAATAGAGGAGGAGGAATAACTATGACCGAAGAACTTGTAACACTAGAGACTGCGAAGCTTCTGAAAGAGAAAGGCTTTAATGAGTATTGCAAATATATCATTAACGATAAAGGCTTGATGATGGAAACCATATTTAGAACTAGTAAGGATTTACCTAAATTATTCTATTCTTGTCCAATACAATCCATCGCCCAAAAGTGGCTTCGTGAAACCAAGAGCCTGCATATCGAAATATCCTATATGTATGGAAATTATTGGATATATGATATACTAACAATTCCGAATCACGACTTAGTAGGATTATCTGACAGACCTATTGCCCATTATAATACCTACGAAGAAGCACTTGAGGCAGGATTACAGGAAGCATTAAAACTTATATGATTATGAGAAAATTCACATATGTATTGGCATCTGTCATCATATCATATCTAATTTGTGTATATGAGTATAATATGTGGGACTTTATTACAGGATTAGAACCTTCGCAAACTTGCGAAAGATTACTCGGATATGTGTTATATTGCGTGATATTCTATTGGACTGCAAAGCTATTGATTATGATTAAATAAGTATGGAAACAGCAGAATTAATATTTAAATCCGTACTTGCCCCATTAATTTTTTGTACTTTGGCATTTTTACCTTAATTTTGGTAAGCAAGTGTCACAGACGCATGGAGAATAGGTTTGATGAGATAGAAAAATGCGTCCGTCATGTGCCATATCGTAACGACATTGTTTACATCACCCAGCTCTTGGAACTGCAAAGATGTGGATAAATAAGGAACGGTATGAGGAAGCCGATAAGATTGGAGAATAATCAAGGATGAAGAAATCAAATTAGGAATAAGGAAATGAACAATATTAATTTAAACGAATTGCGCGATCGCGCTTATAAAACCGCTTGTGAACACGGTTTTCACGATGAGGAATTGAGTAATAAACACTGCCTTTGTTTAGTTACATCCGAGCTTATGGAAGCTGTAGAAGCAGATAGAAAGGGAAGATTAGGAAAGAAATGTAAATCACGTTTTGAAATGGACTATAATTGCTATCCTGCATTAGTGGAAGAAGAAAAGCGATTTAAGTGTTCCTTTGAAAAGAATGTAAAAGATACACTTCCCGATGAACTTGCCGATGCAGCTATACGCCTGCTTGATTTGTGCGGATTGCGTAAGATAGACATCGAGGATTTTACGGAAGAAATGTTATACGAGGCGGAGGAAAGTTGCGAGGATGAGACCTTTACAGAAAGTATATACGCTATATCCACAATTCCCATCAGATATGCGTATGAATATGACTATCCATTAGAAAAGCAATTAAATGGCATGCTATTGGCTATTTTCGGGCTTGCCAACCATTTGGACATAGACCTCACATGGCACATCAATCAGAAGATGAGATACAATGAATTGAGAGAAAACAAAAATGGGAAAAGGTATTGAGAAATAATCTAAAAACAATAAGACGATGAAGGTTAACATTGAAAATTTACGCCAATCGGTTATGATGCCAACTAAAGAAGACAGGGCAGAGTGGACCAACGGCTTGTATCTAATCTACGAAGACGGACATGCAGAACCGTTTACCGGCGATAACTTCAAAGATTGTGTACGATACATCGGATTAAAGCACAAAGACGTATCGTTTGCCATCTCGTTGACGGAGCATAAGGATGTTCAGTTGCTTGACAATGACAGCCGAGAGGAATTTGGAAATCAAATCTATTATGGGCGTGAATGTGATGCACTATTTGATATGAATGGACAGCGTAACACTACTCAGCTGATTGAGCGAAATCCTAAACTGTCTAATCTGCTGAAAGATGACGAATATATCCCATCATTAGGACAGCTTAATTTAATGGCTCATTATCAAGATAATATAAACGATGTGCTGAGGTACATAGGCAAAGAACCGTTATCCTCCACATGGTATTGGTCCAGTACTGAGTACAGTCTCAGCCTCAGTTGGTACGTACACTTCTTCAGTGGGCAGACGAGCAACGGCAACAAGTGCTACAGTTACAGAGTACGGGCAGTGGCAGCATTCACTTTGTGAACTACCGCTAAACTGAAGATTTAGGGGTTTTCAAATGCGAGTCCTTATAAAGTAACTATTTTTTTGGGGGGCGGGATCATTCTTAATCGGGTGGTCCCCTTTTCTTCACACTAACATGCTATGGATAATCAAATGATAGTATATCATTTTACAAGAGTTCCGGTTGGAAGTACTGTCTATTGCGACAATCAGCCGGTTAAAATACTAGAGAAAGGATATGCCCTTGCTCTATGTGATACCAATGGGAAACGGGTATATATCACCTGCTATGATTTGGAAAAGAAACCATTCGTCAGCACGAATGGGGAAAAATGAAAAAGAGCCAACCCACGCACGACCATGAATCAGCTCTTCCTTACACGATTATGATGCAAATATACTATTTTCTTTTAAATTAATCGTGTTATGGTGAAGGAATTTTCAGCAATATCAGAATTAAAATCTATAAGAGAACAAAAATCAAGGCTTTCTGAAAGAGAACAAGAATTAGTTAAACCTATTTTGTCTGATTTAAATATTATACCTATAATATTTAAGTGGTATTGTGAAATCGTTGGGAATTGTGGATTATCTCAAAGGAGAGCTAGCTCTTGTTTCCGGCAAAAGTTTATATTTATAATTCTGTTTCTGTATTCGCCTAGTACATTGGCTGGTGGTAAAATAGTAAAGGGAATCCGGGATATACTTGCTCGTATTTTAGGGTTTAAATCTCCTACTGGAATTTCTAATCTTTACGTCAATGTCATGTTTAACTATAACAATTATAAAGATTATCGAACAGATATAAATTATCTTTACACCGAAATAATAAATAGATTAAAAATTAAAGGACTAATCAATTAATGGGATTTGAAAAAACAGGTTGGCTTCTATTAAATTGTGACCTAATTACTAATGTCACATATAAAAAATGAAGATATTTTGTTATCTTTGGTTGTAGTAGTACCTTTGGACGAATAGCAGTAGTTCAAAGGTATTTTTTATATATGGCAGCACCTAAGGGAAATCAATTTTGGAAATTACATAGTAAACATGGCCGAGATACGTTGTTTTCTACACCTGATTTGATGTGGGAGGCTGCTTGTGAATATTTTCAATGGTGTGACGATAACCCTTGGCGTGTTGTTAAAAATAAGACTAAAGGGAAAATCAAAGAAAAAGAGGATAGCCCAACTCAACGACCGTATACATTATCTGGGTTTCTGTTCTATATAGGAGCGAATAATGGATATTGGAGTGAGTTTAAATCAAGCCAAAAATATGAAGCATTTTCCGAAGTCGTATCACGCATAGAAAATATAATCGAAACTCAGCAGCTTGAAGGAGCTATTGTAGGAGCGTTTAATCCTAGTATTATAGCTCGTAAATTAGGACTTGCAGAGAAGCAAGATAGTACAATCAAACTGAAAGGGAGCATCCCTGTCATTGAGTTCTTGAAAAATGGAGGGGTCAAAAGATGAGTTTGTTTGGTATTATATCACAAAGTAAGTATGCTCCTTTATATGAGAACACTGATAAGTTTATTACTATTGTAACTGGGGGAAGAGGAAGCGGGAAGAGCTATAATATTTCTACATTTTTAGAGAGACTGTCTTTTGAAAGTGGCCATAAAATATTATTCTCCCGTTATACGATGGTTTCGGCTTCCATGTCTATTATTCCGGAATTTCAAGAAAAAGCAGAGTTAGATCTTGCACCGGAATATTTTGATGTCACTAAGGTCGATATAACCAATACCTATTCTGGCAGTGTTATTATGTTTCGCGGGATAAGAACTTCATCAGGCGTCCAAACTGCTAAACTAAAGTCAATTCAAGGTCTTACAACCTTTGTATGCGATGAAGCAGAAGAGTGGACAAGCGAGGAAGATTTTGAAAAGATTATGTTGTCTATTCGACAAAAAGGCATTCAGAACCGAATCATTATAATTATGAACCCATGTGATAGCAATCATTGGGTGTATAGGCGATTCATTGAGAAAACTCACAAGCTGGTAGAGATTGACGGTGTGCAGGTCCAAATCTCTACTCATCCGAATGTACTTCATATCCATACTACGTATTTTGATAACTTGGATAACCTTTCTCCTGAGTTCCTTAAAGAGGTCGAGGATATGAAGGTAAATAATCCGGAGAAATATGCCCATGTGGTTATCGGTCGCTGGGCTGACGTGGCGGAGGGAGCTGTGTTCAAAAAATGGGGCATCGTGGACGAGTTCCCACAATGGTGCAAAAAGGTGGCTCTTGCTTCCGATTGGGGATTTACGAACGACCCATCAACAGGAATCAGGTGTGGAATTATTGACAATAGACTTTATGTGGATGAATTGTTTTATGAAACAGGAATGTTAACCAATGAGATTGCACGTAAATTGAAGCCATGGGGATTGAAAGTGTACGGGGATAGCGCAGACCCTCGTTTAATACAGGAAGTGAAAAACAGGGGCGTGAACATCTATCCAGTCGATAAATATCCTGGTTCTGTGGTTGCCGGTATTGATAAAATAAAAGAATATGAATTGTTCGTTACAAAACGTTCTTACCACATTATGGAAGAACTACGCAATTATGTTTGGGACAAGGATAAAGATGGACATTATATTAATGAGCCGATAGACGCTTGGAATCATTGCATCGACCCGATTAGGTATTATATTTTGGGACATATCTTAGGGCGAATTTTGAGACCGCGCGACAATTCGGGAATATTCGCGCACTAAATATTGATATATGAGAACAATAGACGAAGTTTTAAAAATAGAAGATATAGGCCAAAAGATAGCCTATTTAAAAAAAGGCCGCAAGACAAAGCTCCCTGATGCAGCGAAGCTCTATAGCGATTGGGACCCCAACCGGCACGAGATAATCACAGACACGGAGAAGTACCCGAAGATTAAAATCACGGTCGAAAAGGAGAAAGAGACCTATGATGAAAAGTCAGGTAAGATAATCACCATCCCGAAGAGAACGAAGGACGTGGAGCCTAACCGCATCGCTTTACCTATCGAGCAGGATATCGTAAACATACAAACAGCATTTACTGTTGGGACAGAACCTTTGCTTGATTGTAATCCCGACAAGACAGAAGAGGGGATATTCTTGGCATTAAAACAAATTTTAAAACGGAATAAGATTAAATACCAAAATAAAAAGATTGTCCGTTCATGGCTGGCAGAACAGGAATGTGCCGAATATTGGTATGTGGTCAAAGATGATGATTTTTGGTCGAAATTAAAACGTAAAGTCTCTGATATATTTGGGAATTCCAAACCTGAATATCGTTTGAGAAGTGTCATTTGGTCCCCCTTTCGCGGAGATAAACTTTACCCTTTTTTTGACGATAGCGGTGATTTAGTTGCTTTTTCTCGTGAGTATAAAAAAAAGGATTTGGATGATGTGGAAATTACTTGCTTTATGACCATTACATCCGATTTTGTTTATCAATGGGAACTTTCCGATGAATGGAAGCCGGTGTCTGCATTCAGACATAACTTCAAGAAACTGCCTATACTGTATTGTTATCGTCCAGAAGCTTATTGTGAGAAGATTAATACACTTCGGGTGCGGTTGGAAAAACTGATGTCAAATTATGCGGACTGCATTGACTACCATTTCTTCCCTATTTTGATGCTATTTGGTGATGTACAGCGTTTTTCAGGTGAGTTTAAAAATCGTGTTGTGGAACTACTTGGAGATAAAGCTGACGCACAGTATTTAACATGGCAGCAAGTTCCTGATACAATTAAGTTTGAAGTGGAAACTCTTTTTTCTCAGATATATGGATTGACTAACACTCCACGCATTTCGTTTGACAGCCTTAAAGGTACAGGCAATGCCGTGTCGGGAGTAGCTTTCGATTACGTATTTATGTCGACCCATTTAAATGTGGAGAACTTGAATGAAACGATGGGAGACTTTATGCAGAGACGTGTTAATTTCCTCATTTCTGCACTTGGTTCTGTTAATTCCAGCCTTGAGCCTGCCTCCAATACTATTGACGTTGATGTCCAAATGCAACCTTACCGGTTGGAGGATTTGAGCGAGAAGATTGATGTGGCTATCAAGGCTAAAGATGGGGGGATTTGGTCTCAGCAAAGTGCCATGGCATTTGTAGGGAACATAGATAAAATGCAAGAAGAAATAGAACAGATAAATGCGGAATAGCCGTTGTGATTTGCTTTCAAATTGTCATTGCCTATTCCCATGCCCGGTAGCCGTATTGCTACCGGGGCGTCTAAGATGATATGTTGGCAAAGAGTCCCCAACAAGTGTCTTATACTTAAATTATGTGGCCGTATTAATAAAGGCAGTCTTTTAAAGTCGTGCGGGCTGCCTTTGTATAATCGTGTTACATATTTAATTTTAGAGCTTCGCCTATTGCTTCATCAGCTCTATCTGAAAAGATAACGCCTACAATACCACTCAATTCAGTGGTGAAATTACAAAGCGAATTACTCATTCTGATTAGCTGGTCTTCTGCATCAATCACGCAGGTAACTTCTTCATCGAGAATTAAAGAGTTAACCTTATTTCTCGTTTCTCTAAGCAAGCAGATAGCTTCTAATATGCCATCATGTACAGCTTGTTTCTTTACTTCTTCTAAATTAATCTGTGTCATATTCGTTATATTTTAATGTTTGTACTTAATTTTAAAATCAATAGAAAAATCTCTCTCCGTCTTTCCCGAACAGTCTGTATCCTAAGTACAGGCTGACGAATATTATTATTAGTTCTATCATAATTTTGGGTATAGTTTGGGCTGTACGTCATTACTCCGTACCTCTAAATGATTGATTTATAATGATTATACTATTTTCGCAAGTTTCCCATCAGACTTACTTCCGCCAAACAGGTGGTTGATGTAGGCTAATCCTTTTTGAGTGCACAGCACTTTCATCACTATAATGTCCGGATAGTTCTTTTGCCATGCTGATTGAGAGAGCGTATTCGATTCGTGTCGTAGCTCCTATTTCTCGCTCCACAATTTCGGTGAATAATTGAAAATCAACACCTTCAACAAAATCGTAAGATTTAATACGGTCTTTAATCCATGTTGAAAAATCTCTTTTACTTTCAAGAAAAGCATGTAAATCACGTGCATTAACGGCTCTCTTACCGTTATTTTCACTAATAGGAATTAATTCATTCGTTGTGACGTTCATATTTAAACGAATTATGATAAAAAGAAACCCTCCGTAGGTGTGAACGTCACAACATACGCAGGGCATAGAAGTCGCAGATCGTTTCCTTTCTGCCACCTTAGAGGGTTTCCCAATATCTTGTACAAAATCTATTCGCTTTATTTTGCCCAAGAGTTATTATGTTATGACGTTCGCTGCAAAGAAAAGCAAAATTTTTAATACGGCAAAGAAAAAGCGGGGGAAATTGTCAAATAAAGAAATACTCTTGTTGCCAGTTGCTATATATATAAACTTTTGCTATATTTGCACCATGAAAGAAGAAAGAAAAATATTGTTTTATAAAGATTACTTCATATCATTCTATCGTTCATTGGATGGTGGGGCACAGAAAAAACTCGATTACGTATTGGGTATGCTCAAAATACAGGAACGGATAAGTGAGAAGTTTGTAAAATTCATACGTGACGGCATTTATGAAATTAGGGCGTCTTATGATGGAAATATTTATCGTGCATTCTTCATATTCGATGAAGGCAACATTGTGATGCTATTCAACGGATTTCAGAAGAAAACGCAAAAGACGCCAGAAAGTGAAATTAACAAGGCATTGGAACTTAAAAAAGAATATTATGCAGGAAAGAAATAACATTGGCAGCTTCGATGCCATATTAGATGAAAAATACGGTAAAATTGGCACTTCGGAAAGAAATGAATTTCACCGTGAAGCATACGCCTATTGTGTCGGTCAAATGATTAGCGACGCACGGAAACAGGGAAAAATGACACAATCAGAATTGGCGGAAAAAGTGGGAACTAATAAAACCTATATATCAAGAATTGAGAAAGGAGTAATCGAACCGGGAGTAGGTTTGTTTTTCCGCATTATTGATGCTCTCGGGTTAAAGGTTGAAATAGTTAAACCTATTCTGTGATACCTGATATTATGCAACTAAAAGAAATCAGTAAAGACATCTACGATTTGGATGCGTGGTTTGATGAAGGACTTGGAGCGGAAGACACTCCCGAACGTGAAAAGAACCGTGAAAAGGCATGGGAGGAATACAATGCCCACATTGTGGAAAAGAAATAAAATTGAACCCGAATGTTTAATCAATAAAACCAAAGTAAAATGAAGAAAGTATTGTTTATGTTGGCAGCATGGTTAATATATCTATCTGCTAACGCACAGTTCAAATTAACTATCAATGGGTTTGTAGATGAAAACGACATTGAAAAAGACTATGTAGTATATAATTTTGAAGGCGAAACACAAGAATCATTGTACACTAAAGTTCTCAAATTTATAAATACCTCTTATAAATCCCCTAAAGATGTTATAAATGAGGTAAAACCTGAAATGATAACAATCAGCGGTTTCCAAGAATCTTGTATATCAATAGGGAAAGTAAAGAAAGTATTAGGTCAGAGTATGAGCATGACAGGAGGGTATGATTTGCAATACAACATATCAATAAGGTTTAAAGATGGAAAAATAAGGATAGATGCACCATCTTTTGAGTGCACAGGTAAATCTGGAACTAAAACATCAAGATTGGTTTTACAAGGTTCAAATGGGGGATTTGGCACAGAAGTAAGGACGGGGTTGTTTAAAAAGAGCGGCGAGCCTTCAAGAGAAAATGCAATAAAGATGTTGGAGGATTTCTTCAATGAATTTTGCAAAGCAATGGAAACCTCTATAAAAGATGATTCAAATAATGAGTGGTAACATACAAATGTATTTATATTTCCGCCCTGTTCCTTATGGTTCGGGGCTTTCTTTTATCCTAATTAGAAAAAGCGGGAAATATTTGCATAAATGTGAATTATAAGTTACCTTTGTTGCATGAAAGTAAGAAACGTCATAGCATATAAGCACTATTTCATCGATTTTGTGAAGTCCCTTTCCGAAAAGATGCAGGATAAGGTGGTGAAAACAATACAATATGTCGAAACGCTGCAAATTGTCCCAGAGAAATATCTAAAGCATATTGAAGGTACAAGGGGGCTTTATGAAATCAGAGTAAAATTTGCGAGCGACATCGTACGTGTTTTTTGCTTCTTTGACGGTGAAAAAATGGTTATCCTATTGAGCGGCTTTCAAAAAAAGACGCAAAAGACACCAAAGAAAGAGATAGACCGGGCTGTCAGGCTCATGCAAGAATATTTTAATGATAAGGCAAAAGAAAGGGAATGATTATGGAAACTTACACTTTGAATGATATTAAAAAAGAAGTTTACGGAGAAATAGGCACTCCGCGCCGCAATAAGATTGAAACCGAACTTTCCAACCTGCGTGTCGGGCTTCAAATACGCAATGCCCGTGAAGCAAGGAAAATGACACAAAGAGAGCTTGCAGGGAAAATAGGAAAAGAACGGTCTTTTATTTCTAAAATTGAAAGGGAGGGCAGTAATATTACCCTTTCCACGCTTTATGATATTGTAACGAAAGGGCTTGGAGGGAAACTTGACATACAAGTCCAGCTTTGAAAAACTGTGCTACGTGTTTTCAAGCCTTCGAAGCAAACTCCCCTCTTGTACTGATAAAGCGGATTTGTAAATGCCAATTGGTCAATATCTGATTATAAATAATAAATTCAGCCCCGAACCGGAAGGAACGGGGCTTTTCCATTTCAATATAAAAATTCAAATAAAAATTGCTATATAGCCACACCTCCTTATCGTATTTATGACAATCGTTCTAATGTCATAAATACGTCTTCTGATTATTTCTTATCCTCTTTATTAATAACGAATTTTACCGTATGAAATTTATAAATCAAATTCATACGGTATGACAATCTTAGAACAGATCTTGGCAGGACTGCAACAGAAGTTTACTGGGGTAGACACTGCCACTTTGACCCGAATCGCCACCAAAAAGGCAGAGGGCGTAACGGACGGAACACAGGTAAACTCAATCGTTGAGGGTATCTCTTTTCAGGACGTGATGCAAAATTATGGTGATTTCCGTGCAGGACAAGCACAGACTTCCTCGATATCGAACTATGAGAAGAAGCATGGGCTGAAAGACGGAAAGCCAATCGAGAATCCCAACCCAAATCCGAAGCCGAAGCCGGGAGAAGAAAAGAAAGATGATGTTCCATCTTGGGCACAAGCTCTGATTGATTCTAACAAAACTCTTTCTGAAAAACTTGCCGGTTACGAACAGGAGCGAGTACAGGCACAGCGCAATGCGCAGGTATCCGCTAAAGCAAAAGAATATGGTATTCCCGATTTTATGTTGAAAGATCGCAATATTCCAACAGATGCGGACTTGGACGCTTATTTCAAGGACGTGAAACAGGAGATGACCAATGCGGGATTTCAAGGCGTGGAAGTTCCCCAAACAGCAGAGCAGCGTACCGAAAAAGAAAACCATGCCATTGCTGCCATGATTAACAAGGGAACGGAAGAGATTAACAAACAAAATCAGTAACTTAAAAAGGTAAAAAGATTATGCCAGCAGGACTTCATTACAATTTGGAACAGATTGAAAAGCCTACTCCTGAAATGTGCCGTATTGAAACGATATATCGCTATTCAGGAGGTTTCAATCTGGTTCTTACAAACCTTACGGGCGTGAAAACCATTCCGCCCCTTACGCCGTTGGTGCTTGACTTCAAAAAAAGACAAGCCACGGTGGTAATCAATGTGGAAGTGGCAGAGAAGTACACCACAGGCACAAGCATGAAAGTGAAGAAAAATTCATTGGCTTATGTCGGTATGTTTATCGGAGATGGTACGAATGGGGCTAAAGTCAACAAGATTGACAAAGCCAATGCCGACTACGACACACTTACTTTGGCAGCAGCTTTCGGGAGTAGTGTAACGGTTGAAGCCGGAACGGTGCTATTTGAAGCCAAAGCGCAGGATGGTACAGAAGCCAAAGCGCAGGATGGTACAGAACCGAAAGCGCAGGATGGTACAGAACCGAAAGCAACTGCAACAGCGTTGAACTATGCCACTACCAAAGTGGAAGAAGGAGCAACCGTGACAGCCATCGGACGTGCCTACGAGATTAGACCGACCAAGCTCATTGTCCCCATCTCTGAGAAGGATAAGGCTTCTCTCGGTGATAGATTCATGTTCACTTATTAAGGAAAGGAGGGTATATGTATTTGACAGTTCAGACATTATTGAATGACCCCGAAATAGTAAAAGCGGTGATTGACCGTGTGCAAGCTCTCCGCCTTGATACTATTTTTTGGAAGAAGCATCTTGATTTCGAGGAAACGAAATCACGCGTGTTTAAAACCTATCTCGGTACGGTTACAGGTGTAACAGCCGGTTCTGTTATCGACCGCAATTCTAACAAGCCGTTAAGAGAGCGTAAATCTCTTGGTTCAGGATATGGCGAAGTCGCTTATTTGGGTGACCGCTACCAGATGGATAATGACCGTTTGGATATGTTACAGGAACTTGTTACCAAGTTTAACAATGCACGCACAACAGACCAACAAAGAGCATTGAACGACATCATCAACTATATTACGGATGATATGCGCCAAGTGTTGCTCGCTCCGCATAAGCGTATGGATATCGTGGACGGTGATTTACGTTCAGATGGCAAGGCTTCCGTGAAAGTAGATGATAACCCGCAAGGAATCGAAATGCTTGACATGGAATTGCCGGTCCATCGCCTTACACCGGGAACTGAAGACAAAGAGCACTTTGTGAAATATATTATGGACCAAATTGTTGAACTTCGTACGAAGTTCGGTATGTTCGTTTCGATGGAAATGTCGCGAAAGACATTCATCAATTCTATTGTCGGATCAAAGGACTTTGGTGAGTTCTATAAACAGTCTTTCGCACAGAAAGAAGTGCAACTATCTTCCGGCTTGATGTCCAGCGAAATGGCTACTACCATCTTTCAAGGGTTGGGCTTGCCCCCTATCGTAATCAACGAGGATTTGGTTGAGCTTCCCGATGGAACCATGAAACAGGTGTTCAAGGACAACCGCATTTCGTTGTTTACCACCGCCAAACAAGGCAAGATGCGTTGGCATACTCCGTATGAGATTACCGACCCTGTACCTGGTAAAACCTATAGCCGTTCAGATGGCGGTATGTATATCTCCAATGTAAGAACGGATGAAGGAAGATTCATGGAATATGGTTGTGAATGGATTCCTGAATATACCAATCCGAACAAAATTGTAATTGTGGATTTGGACACAATGCTAGGCTAGGATGAAAGTACTTGATTACATAAAGCAGTCCTTCAGGGATTTTGGCATTACTTTGAGTGATGCCAATATCCTTACAATCCTAAAGCCATCAGGAGTAGTTGGAGAAGATGATGTAGAAAACTTAAATAACAGCCAATTCAGGGATGTTTCGGTCGGTATGGTAAAGTTTATCCCTACCCTCTTACTGCGTGGTAGTTCCAAGTCCGTATCGGAAAACGGGCACTCCAAATCACAATCTTGGGACATTCAGGGTATCAAAGACTATTATTCCCTGATGTGCAAACAGTACGGATTGAAGGATGAGTTGAACTCGGACAAACCTAAAGTGACTTTTTTGTGATATGTTAGACGAAGCGCCTCATATATTAATGGTAAGAACGGTGATACCGCCAGATAATGACGAGTACGGGCGACCGATACCCGGCACAGGCGGAGAGTCGTGGAATGAATTTACAGAATGCTTTTGCCATGATAATTCCCAACAGCAGGAAGTGTCGGTAAATGGCAAGCTATGGGTTTATTCCTACCATATAGTGTATGAAGGCAAGAAAATAGCATTAGACACAAAAGTAAGATGTTTGGATAAAGAAACGAAAGAGGTTGTAGGGAAAGGCAAGGTAATCAAAAATGCTGAGTGCTATTCGGAAGAACTGAAAGGACGTTGTGACATTTGGGTATGATAGTAACAGGGGATATATATAAGATTATTTTCAAAGAAGTTCAGGATTTCGGCATTAAGGCTATTTATGACAGCTGGAATTCAATCGATGCGCCTTTGAAAGACGAAGCTATAGTCATTATCACTTCAACTCCGATTGAACCAGACACTTATTGGGAGAAAACCTTTGTATACGTGAGTATTTGTGTGCCGGACTATCTGGGAAAGGTTAACACGGTAAGATTAAACGAATTGGAAAGATTGTCTGCATTGTGGATTGAGGATGAAATAGTTTGCGATTTTGACGGAAGTTGGTATATGATATCTAAGTCATCACTTGGCATTGAAAGAGATAACGCTTTAAAATGTAGTTATGTGAGCATAAAATTATCGTTTGAAATTTTAAATGTAAAATAATATGAAACCATTTATCGGGATAAAAAAGATTTGGTACGGTGATGTTATTAGTGAAGCCGTAACCAAAACAAGCTTAAAAACTCTACTCGGTAGCATGACTGAAGTAAAAAACTCACATCAAGACACATGGCAGTATACAGAGGATGACCCTACTTATACTGACTATATTAATGAGTTAAATGGAGCAATTTACTATCGTGATGTTACACAAAAAGGAGCCAAAACCATTACATTTACAATGGGAGAATGGACTTTTGATGACAAAGTAGCCTTGCAAGGCGGAGAAAAGGTGGATACTGATGCAGGTTGGGCTGCTTCCGATACTCCCGGTATTATCAATCAAGGCATTGTGGCTCAAACAAAAACAGGTAATTATATTGTCTTTACTAATGCTGCTGTTATCGCTAAGGGAACCCAAGCAGAAAAGAATATCGGGTTAGGAGTCACTGCGGTGGCAATGAGTAACACTAATGTCGGGGTGAAGAGCGATTACCTGTTTGATGGTACAAAAATTGACGCAGGTGGATGATATTTTTATTAGAATGTAATAGATCGTTTTCGGATGGTGGTGGGTGGTTGCTTACCACCATTTTAATTTAAACTTATGGATGCAGCAAAAATAGTTAATGCAGCCGTTTTAGAGAAAGACTTTGAAACGGTATTTGTGAATGATAATGTTTATGTGATTCACCCTCCTACGATTCATAAGATAGCAGGAGCGGGATATTATCTGAGTGATTTAAAGGATGGGACTACGGTAATGGATATGCTACGTTCATTGAAGAATGTTAAATGTGCGTCAAAAGCTCTATCTTGGCTAATCCAAGGCAATGAAGAGCTAAGTGAAGAACTATCTAAAGGTACATTTGACGAAGTAGTAGAAGCGTTAGCAATTGGGCTATCAATGATTTCTGTGGAAAATTTTTGCAAGCTGTCAATTTTAGCCAAGAACGTAGCAAATTTGACAGCAAAACAGAAGCAGTAGGAAATGACTGTTTACTTGGACAGATTGCATCGTTCATTGAGTCTCTGCATCTGTCCTATGATGAGGTGGTATATAAGATACCATATAGGAATATGGTGATTATGCAAAGGGATAAGCTTCATGCAGCTTATGGTGACGTGATGAAAGAAGTTTTGGATGAAGATATGTTTAAGAATAGAGAATTTGACAATTAATGGAATTTCATGGAGACATATCAGGTTTAGACGAACTGGAACGGCAAATTGAGGACGTTTATTTCAATAGACTGATTGAAATAGGCAGGGAGGCAATCCGTATAGCTCATAATGCCAGTGGTACCAAAGAATACCCGAGGATATATCAAAACCATACATGGAATCTGCGTAATGCTCCGGGCTTTTGTGTCGTGCGAAATGGTAAAATCATTGCTTTAGAGGTTTATGGCAAAGGCTCTAATATGGAAGCTGTTCAAAACACCGCATATTATCTACAATACCATAGCAAGGAAGAAGACGGTCTTTATTTGGCTGATGGTATGAATTATGCAAGTTTTGTTCAATCAAAGGGGTTTGATGTGTTAGATTCGGCTATTCAATATGCAAAAAGAATGGTAAAAAAGAAAATATTTTAGGTAATGGCAGGTATATTCGCAAACATAGATAGTGATATTCGGAAACTTCAAAGATTGAAGCAAGAAATCGAGAATGTAAAGGAGGCATTGAAAAGTATCAATGTGAAAGTTGATATTGATATAGCCAAAGGGATGGAGGCGCAATTGAAATCCCTTATGAGGCAATACGATGCTTTGGTAAATAAAGTGTCCGAGGCAGAAGGCAAAATCATGCTTTCTACAAGACGTATAAATGATACTTCGGAAAAGATTATCAAGGCGCAGGAGCAGCTTTCAAAAGCGGCAGGTATGAATCCGCAATCTGGTAGTGGTAATGTAAACACACCTGCGAATAATGCGGAAACAGCAAGCGTACAGGCACAGGCTAAGGCATATGATGAACTAAAACAAATTATTAATGAGACATCTGGTTCATTATTGAAAAATGTCAATGCGCAATATGAAGTAAACCATGCAATAGGTTTATATTCCAAGGAATTAAAAGAAATAGAGAAGACAAGAAAGAGCAGAGGGAAAGATGCAGAATATACTATTGCAGAATCTGCACGGATAAAACAGCTCACGCTGGCTATAGAACAGTTAAAAATAGCAAGAAGCGATGCCTCACGCGAAGTGAGGACACAAATAAAAATACATAATGCGGCTACAGGTTCTTTAAATGAGTTACGACAAGAACTTATCAGAATGAAAGATGCTTATGCTGATATGTCCGCCGAAATGCGTAATAGTAGTAAAGGAGCGAATTTAATAGCTTCTATCCAGCAAGCTCACAAAGAAATAAGTGAAATCGAGCAATCTATGGGTGTTTTTAGCCGTAATGTAGGTAACTATGCTAGCGGTTTCAATGGCTTAAATATGTCTGTACAACAGATAGTACGTGAACTTCCTTCTGCTGCTATGGGGTTGAATACGTTCTTTCTTGCCATTTCAAACAATATTCCTGTATTGGCTGATGAAATCAAACGTGCAAAAGCCGCCAATGAAGAGTTAAAGGCATCAGGGAAGAAAGGTATCCCTATTTGGAAGCAAGTTGCGTCATCATTGTTTAGTTGGCAATCTGCATTAATTGTAGGCATTACTTTGCTCACCACTCATGGAGATAAGGTTGGGGAATGGATTACTTCTTTATTTAAAGCTAAGGATGGCATAGCACCTCTCTCAGCTGCGACCTCTGAATTAAATAAATACATTGCAGAAAATAATAATGGGTATGGTAATAGTATAGCGACATTGAATAAATTGCAATCCAAATGGAAAGAATTAGATGGTGATTTATCAAAACAAAAAACTTTCATATATGAAAATAGAGATGCTTTTTCCGAACTTGGTGTTTCAATTAATGATGTTAATGATGCCGAAAAAATTCTTTCTTCTGGAACGGACCAGTTTATCAAGACTCTTGACTTAAGAGCAAAAGCAGCAGCGGCTTATCAATTAGCGATAAAAAAAGCAGAAGAAGCTTTTCAACACGGTATAGCTGCCGATGAAATATTGCAAGGAGGAACCAATATTTGGGACTATTGGAATGCAAGTGTTGATGTCTTGGGAAATTTGGATTGGGCTATTCAGGGTGGTAATGTATTTAATCCCGGGAAATATACAGAAGGAAGAGCAGGTAAAGAACTTATGGCTTCTGATAAGGCAAAATCAACATTTGATATATTGATGAAATTGTCTGAAAAGTTTAGTAAAGAAAGAGAAGAACGACTAAAAGGGTTAGGAGTAACGGATAATGAACAAGCTAAACTGGATGCTGAACAAGCTAGACTGAAAGCAATAGCAAGGAAAAAATTGAAGAGAGAAGCCGACGAACAACGCAAGCAACAAGAACGGCTTTCTGAGGAACTCCTTTCACTTCGCAGGAAGAATCAGCAGGATGAAATCAATCTGATGGAAGATGGGACAGAAAAGAAGTTGGTGCAGATTGATTTGGACTATCAGAAAGAACTGGACGCTATTCGGAAGCAGGAACAGGAATGGACAAAAGCCAATGGTGGAAAACTTACTCAGGAACAATTTATACAGATTTCCCTTTCATATTCGCAGGCAGAAAGTAAGCGTGACAAATCAATTTCCGATTTGAATAAAGAAAAGTTTGAATCCGACAAAAAGGCTTGGCAGGAATACTTCATCGAGTTTGGCAACTATCAAGAGAAACGAAAAAACCTTGTGCAGAAGTATGATGATGAGATAGCCAAGCTGCACACAGATAGTCCTGAATACGCTATCAAGGTAGCCGAAAAGAATCAGGCTGTAGAACAACTGGATGAACAGTTTGGTCACTCCGCAAAGGCAATGGCAGACCTCTTTGAAGACGCTGGCAATAAATCGGTATCTGCCATTCAGATTATTATTGACAAGTATGAAACACTTGTCAAGTACATGTCTGGTACAAAGGAAAGTGACGGAACGAATGTTACACTTGACGAATTGAAAGCACTCGGATTCACTGATAAGGATATTGAAAAGATAGAAAAGGGTGAAATCTCCATAAAGGATGTAACGGATGCAATCAGGGGGCTAAAGGATGAGCTGAAAGGCAAATCACCGTGGCAGGCTTTCGTCTCTGACCTGGAGAAAGGGATAGAAGCCATAAAAAAGGGTGGCAACGATTCCAAGAAAGTCGGTCAAGGCATCACCGATATAGGAAATGCCGTAACGTCTTTTGCTCCTGCGTTGGGTGAGTTCGGCACTAACATCGCCAATATATTCGGTGCCAGCGATTCCGCTATAACAGGAATTACCGATGCTTTAGGGGGATTGGGTACTACAGCCGCCGGTGTCGGTCAAATTATGTCCGGTGACATTGTGGGTGGTGCCATGAGTGCTGTCAGTGGAATGTCATCTGTTGTGTCTGCCCTTGACGGTCTGTTCGGTGCAGACTATTCCCATTATAGCGAGATGGTAGAGCAATATAGCCTATTGAACGATATTTGGGATGAACTGATAGACAAAAAGTTGGAATACATCAACACATCTTACGGGGCTGAAGCTAATAAGGTAGGAGAGGAAGCCTTAGAATTGGCGGAAAAAAGTATTGAGAGTTACCGTATTCTTGGTAAAGAAAGACTGAACGCAGGTTCATCAGCCGGTTCCCACTCCATAGGTGTGCGAATTCGCAAGGGAATGTCCGAACAGGGATGGGAAGAAGCGCGCAAAGCTCTTAATGACGAACAGTGGTTTAAAGAAATCTCAACCGGAAGAATGGAAAGCCTGTTTGACCTTTCTACCGAACAATTGGAGAGACTTAAATCGGAAGCACCTACTTTTTGGGCTAAATTAGATGAGGATGTTAGAAATTACCTTGATAAAATTATCGATGGGGAAGAACGCATTGAGGAAATTCATAATCAGATAAACGAGCAGCTTACACAAACCACATTCGATGGTGTGTACAATAACTTTATAGATACCTTAATGGATATGAAAGCATCATCCAAAGATGCTGCCGAAGACATATCGGAATATTTCATGCGAGCTATGCTCTCCGAGCAGGTAGGCGCACTCTATCAGGACAAGCTAAAGAAGTGGTATGAGAAATTCGCAAAGGGTATGGAGGATGGCTCTTTGACGGAATCCGAAAGAAATGCGCTGAATGCTGAGTATATGGGCTACATTGAAGAAGCCATGAAACTGCGTGACGAGCTTGCTGCCGCAACCGGATATGATAAAATTTCGCAAGAATCAACATCGCAGTCAGCTTCATCCAAAGGCTTTCAGGCAATGAACCAAGATACCGGCGAAGAGTTGAGCGGGCGGTTTACAGCATTGCAGATTGCAGGAGAAGAGATAAAGAATCAATCTATCATTCAATCTCAATCACTTAATCTACTAACAGTAAAAGCAGATGCTCTACTTTCCATAAATACGGAAACAAGAAATATTGCTGATGATACGCGGGATTTGATAGCGCAATCCTATCTTGAATTGGTACAGATTTCAGAAAATACAGGCAATTCAGCTAAATACTTAAAAGAAATCAAAGCGGATATTGCCGAAGTCAAACGTAATACTTCAAAATTATAAATTATGGCTGAGCTATTGATAAACAATAAAGATGCCTATGCTATATGGGGCGTAAAAATGGGAAAAGGTTTTCTTGATGTACTTGGTGCATCATCACCCATGAAAGAATTTATAGAAAATAAATCCCGGTTAGAACATGGGAAACGTGTGATAGTCAATGACCCTAAAATAGATGAGAGGGAAATAACACTTTCATTTACAATTGAAGGAAAATCCCAATCCGACTATCAAGCAAAGAAAAAAGCTTTCTTTGTTGAACTTTATAAAGGCAAGGTTGATATTCAAGTTCCAGCTAACGGTAGTGAGATGTATCATCTGATTTATCTCGGTAAAAATATCACTTATGCACAGAACTTAGGTAGAACTTTCGGAAAAATTTCAGCAAAGTTTAATGAGCCAAATCCGAGCCCGGAAGGGCGAAAGTAGATGATAGGGTGTGGATAACACACCCTATTTAGTTTATTCTACTTTTACGTTTATGTTCTTTCCACAATGGGGACAAGTAAGGGAGAGACTGTCTTTCTTTGGTTGCTCAAATAATTCAGAAATATCACACTCAATAGCACTTGCGATACGCTCCAACACTTCTATTGATGGATTACCATTTATATGCTGAGACAACCCGGTCGGAGTGATATTCATTCTTTGGGCAACTTCTCGGACTTCTAACCCATGTTCTTTAATCGCTTTCTTAATATTCAAACCCATAGCTTTGATTTTTAAATTTAATACAAAGTTACTGTATTCTTTATAATCAAAGTTATCGCTTTGATTAAATATGGTTAAAACAAAGCTTTTGCTTTGATTTTATTTTGATTAATTAAAGTTATCGCTTATATTTGCAACATCAAATCAAAGTGATAAGACTTTAAAGATTGCCTTTATTATTCACTTTAAAATCAATGATTATGAAAAAGAATTTAATTGGTCAGAAATTTGGACGGTTAACTGTGATTTCAGAATACGGTAGATACAAGAAAAAGCAGGTACAGTGGCTATGTAAATGCGAATGTGGAAATACTGTGATTGCTACTACTGGTTCTTTAAATAGCGGAAATACAACAAGCTGTGGATGTTACAATAGAAGCCTTTTGGCTAAAGACCTAACTAATAAAGTGTTCGGAAAGTTAACAGCTATAAAGGTTGTAGGAAGAAACAAGCATAAATCACTTATATGGGAATGTCTTTGCGAATGTGGAAATAAATGCTATCCTACATCTAATTCTTTACTATCTGGAAATACTAAAAGTTGTGGCTGTGTGCGAAGAAAGAAAAACTCTGAAAAAATGAAAAAGGTAAATTTTACTCATGGCAAAACCTATACAAGACTATATAATATATGGTGTGCTATGAAGGGTAGATGTTACAGGCATACGAACGACCATTATTCATCGTATGGAGAAAGAGGAATTGAAGTGTGCAACGAGTGGAAAAACGATTTTCAAAGTTTTTATGACTGGGCTATAAACAATGGGTATAATGAAAATTTAACCATTGATAGAATAGATAACAATAAAGGATATTCGCCCGAAAATTGCCAGTGGCTATCATTTTCTGAAAATACAAGAAAACAAAGGCGTACGGTTTTTATTTCTGTTGATGGCAAGTGTTGCTCTGTCTCAGAATGGGCTAAAATAATAGGTGTGGGGAATTGTACCATAAGGTTATTCTATAACAGGTTCGGTGAGGGAATGACACAGAAAGCAATTCATGATTTTCTCAAAACGAAAGACAAAACTTTATTGTACGTGCGGAATAAAAGGAAATAACCCGGCAAGCAGAACTTAATTTGTGACATTTTGCCCATTGTCATAGTTTGAAGCCTTATTTTTTAAGGCTTCTTTTTTTTATGTGCGAACTTTGAAGGCATGGAACAAATCGACATCAAAGGCATATCCGGTGCTATCTTGCTTACAACTTCGGTCAATGAAGGCTGCAAGCGTAAGTTTACTCTGATGAAGGAGGACCACATCATATTAAAGTTCTCCTTGGAAAATCCTATATATTTCAAACTTGGCTCATACGTGGAATGCGACTTCGGATTGTTCGAGGTGTGCGACTTGCAGAAGCCCGCATTCAACGCAGATACCGCCGGCTACGATTACGAATTAAGGCTTGATGCCTATTACTGGAAATGGAAAAACAAAATCTTCAAATATACCCCAGAGACTGCCGGGCAGGAAGCGTCCTGGAACCTGACCGCCCCGCTTGACGTACAAGCCGGTATAGTCCTTAGAAATTTGAAAGCTCTTGGGTACGCATACAAAGGACAAGATTTTGTTGTCTCCATTGACCCCACAGTCGAAAACAAATCACAACTGATGTCTTATGAGGACATCAACATCCTTGATGCTTGTTTTGAGATGGCGAAAAAATGGGACTGTGAGTGTTGGATAACAGAGAATATAATCCATTTCGGGCGTTGTGAATTTGGCGACGCGGTTAACTTTGAAATCGGGGTGAACATTGTAGAGATGCCACGTTCCGATTCCCAATCGACCTACGCCACCCGAATATATGCTTTCGGTTCCACAAAGAATATCCCTTCCAACTACCGTCCGGTTGATGAGTCGGTGGTTGTGAACGGTGTGGTGCAAAAACGCTTAATGTTGCCCGACGGAACTCCGTACATAGACGCTTATCCTGATATGACTACCGAGGAAGCCATTGAACAAGTGGTTATCTTCGATGAAGTCTATCCCCGAAGGGTCGGCACCATGTCGGATGTCACGACTATTGAGGTGACAGACAAGGTGGAGAATGAGGACGGCACAACCACCGAGGAAAAATGGAATGCCTACCGCTTCAAGGATACCGACATTACCTTCTCAAAGGACTATATCCTTCCCGGTGAGGAATTGAAAATCATTTTCCAATCCGGCAAGTTGAATGGTATGGAATTCGCTGTGACATTCGACCCTGATAATAAAAATGAACAACTTTGGGGAATAGTCAGAAATGAGAACTACGGCAGACCGCTTCCGGACGGAGTGCTTATTCCTGAGAATGGGGATACTTATATTCTATCCGGTTGGGACAGTACGAAAATAACCGAACTGGGGCTTGTGGGTGCCGCCGAACAAGAGCTGAAAGCCGAAGCGGAGAAAGCTGTAGCCAAATCCAAGATAGACCCTTCTACATATAACTGTAAGATGATGTCGGATGTCGCATACAGTGAGGACGGAGTGCACAATCTCTACGGCATCGGTCAGAAGGTTAACTTAATCAATAAGGCTTATTTTGAGAACGGAAGGCAGTCAAGGGTTATCGGATACGAGTTTAATCTTGACTATCCTTATGATTCTCCGATTTATACAGTAGGGGAGACGGCAGCCTACTCGCGTATAGGGGACCTCGAAGGCAAGATAGAATCTCTTACCCTGAAAGGCCAGACTTATACAGGCGGTTGGGGTAGTGGGGTTTATCTGATTAAAAGAAATGATTCCACACCGGCTACCGACAATAATGCATTCTCTGCTTTGCGCTCATTAAGCATGTTCTTGCGAAAAGATAAAGATGACCGTACCCCGCACAAGTTATCCTCTGACAAAGCTTTTGAAATAGGGAAATTTGTCAGTGGTAGTACAGGTGGTATCATAATGGTTGATAAGGAAACAGGTCAAACCTATGCGGAGGTTGATAAACTGAAAGTCCGCATGAAAGCCTATTTCGAATCGCTGGAGATACAAAATGTGAATTCTGTAGGTGGAAAGATAGTTCTAACTCCGGGTGGTGCTGTTACGCTTATTGATGTTTGGACCAAGGGCACCATTGAACAAACGCCCATACTTTCAATGGCAGACGGGAATCCTATATTGCTTGCAGATGGCAGTGAACTCCAATTGATGGATAAAGAAGCGGTAGACAATGGCGTCCCCGAAGGCGTGTACAGATGTTTCTTCCTTGCCGAGCAGGACGGTGTGGAAGTGGAGAACCGCTTCCGTGCAGGTTTCCAGGTACAGAGCAAAAACTTCAACATACAAAAACCGGGAGAATACCAACAGGTAGCGAACCATTATTATTGGCGTTTATGTGTAGGGGCAAGCAAAGAACCTATCAATGTCGGCATATACAAATTGCACTATATTGACCTCAGCATGGCGGATTGCGACACAGGCAGTGATATTCCGGCAAAGGGTGATACTGTAGCTCACCTTGGTGCACGAATCAAATGGAAAGGCATTGACAACAAGGACGTGACGGATGAAAGCAATATTGACGCACAGAATGCCATTGTTTTCTCTTCTACCGATGTGTTCAGCCCGAGTGTTACTCTGTATCACGGTATAGACTCCTACTCCTACTTGAACAAGGAGTATATTGAGTATGGTGTAGACAAAACTAACAACAAGGCGTTTTTCCATGTATACGGTGATGCGTATATTGGGGACCGTGATGGTAACAGCTTTGTTAAGTTCACCCAAGGTGAAGGCGTGGAATTGAAAGGAAAGCTGTCGGTCGGTACTACCATCGGCAATGGAGACACCATCGAAGATGCTCTCAAAAAAGCATCTGAAAAGTACATTGAGGATTTAGACCCTCTGAAAGAGTACATCAAGCAGGAAATAGATAATATCCAGAATCAGGTTGACGGTGCGATAGAAACATGGTTTTACGACCCGGTACCCACCCTTGAAAATCTTCCCGCATCCGATTGGGATACAGATGAGAAGAAGAACAATCATTTGGGAGACCTCTATTACAGCAAGGAGGGAAAAGCATACCGGTTCCAATATGAACAAGAAAAGGGATGGTATTGGAATGCCATTACCGATACGGATATTGTCAAGGCTTTGGAAAACGCTCAAAAAGCACAGGATACCGCAGATGGGAAAAGACGCATCTTTGTGAGACAACCGCAGAATTCGGACGCATACGACATAGGTGATATGTGGGTAAATGCGACCTACGGGAGTACTTACAAGGACGATATGCTCAGAGCGAACACTTCGAAAAAGGCAGGGGAAGCATTTAGTATCTCACATTGGGAGCTTGCATCAAAATACACTGATGATACTTTGGCGCAAGAAGCAAAGAAAATAGCCGAAGAAACGAAGAAAGCGGCTGAAAAGCTGGATAGTACTGTAAGTTCAATGAAGGACTTTACCGATGAAGCATTCAATGATGGTATCGTAGACAGAGGGGAAGCGGCTGCGATTAAAAAATACCTGAATAATATTGATTCCATCAAAAACGATGTAACAGAATCCTATAATAAGATTATAGAGAATGAGCTTCTTGATGAAGGCGTGGTAAAGACGGAGTTGGAAACTGCGTACCGCTTGTTCAATAACTCGGCACAGGAGCTTATAAACACCATTAACGGTGTGATTCAGGACGGTAAGACCACAGCGACCGAAGTGGCTATGGTGGATGGCAAGTATTCAGCGTTCAACTTGAAGTACGGTGATTTTATTGCCAATGTCAATGCCGCGAACAATTATATACAGGGCAAGCTTAACGAATCCATCAAGGAAATATCAAAGAATATAGGAGATATATCCTATCTGACGAAAGCACTTAAGGAATATACCAATATTGAGGGTGGTCTTATTCAATCCTCATTGTTAGCTTTAGGATACACCTCGGAAAGCGGTTTCAAGATAATGAGCGGTACGAACGGTGTATACCAATCCGACAAGCGTGGCGGAGGTATTGCTTCCTGGTGGGGAGGTTCCATGCTGGACAAATTCGATTACCCGGAAAGCAGCGTGCCGGAAAACGTTGCCAAAGGTCTTGTGCGCTTTGACGGTACGGGTTATTTTGCCAACGGTGCACTTTGGTGGGAAGAAGATGGTACACTCCATGCAGACCCGTTGTCATTCTTTGTCGGTGAGGAAACGGTCGGTGTATTACTGTCGGCATTTAAGTTCTTGCGCTCGGCAGAATTCAAATATATATTGGAACCTCAATATCCGTTCACTCATATAAAAGCCATCAATTCTGTCCAAATCGGTAATGCCTTGCTGAAATATGACGCAGCCAATAATGCCGTATATGTAGAGAAGGATGATGGGTCTATGGTTAATTTCTACGCTACGGGAGACCTTGCTGCGTTCGGCTCGACAACCGGTAGTGGAAGTGGTGCAACCTCATTGGGCATGCTGGACGATGTAGACCTGGTTACTCCTCTATCGGAAGGACAGGTATTGACCTATGACTCGATTAAAAACAAGTGGACGAATAAAAAAGGCGGTGGCGGTTTGGATATAGACGCCATGTGGGAAGAGCTTGCCAAGTCTGACACGTCCAAGAGAATCCATTTTTCCCACATACCGGACTTGGGCAGTGTATATGCCAAGCAGGTAAAGCTGGGCACGACTACTTACAATGTATCCAATGGGGTGGTATCTCTTCCTGCGTACCCGACCAGACTGTCCCAATTGGAGGACGATATTATAACAGGAAAGTATCTGCCTTTGGCAGGCGGGACGATATCGGGAAATCTTGCGATAAACGGAACTACGACCACTAATAATATAGTTCTGAACAAAGCCGGGAATTTTGGTAACAAAATAAACTTCGGTGACGGTGATTACGTATACTTGAAGGAGGCGTCTGATGATTCCTTGACTATCTACGGAAGCAAAAAAATATCCCTTAATGGTTCGGGATTCGGTTACAGTTTCGGTTCTGATGGGCTGATTCCCACATCGGGAAGCAAGAGCCTTGGCGGTGGATGGAATAGCAATATGTGGAGTACTGTTTGGGCGAATAAGGTTGGGTGCACCATAATTGGCAGCGAACCTGATAATGCTCACGATGGGGGTAGTCCTTGGAATGGTTTATCCTTTGCAGGGAATGACAATTTTGTGCACATGTCGGGATATTACGGTATCGCATTCTACACTTCGGCAGGGCGTGTAGCTCAGTTCCAGTCGGACGGTATTGTTAATATCACGAATCTCTATTGCTACAACAATCTTCAATGCAGAGCATCATTCGTAAGCACGATGACAGACCGTTGGCAATTACAATGGCCGATATACTTCAATCCGGACAATGCCGTATTCAGGGCTAACCAATTATCCTTGATGATGCACGACTCCTGTAGACCGATAATTAGCTGGAAGGATACACTGGACGGTGTTGGATGGCAGACAAGATACACCATTGGTACGTATCGACCTGATTACGACACATGGGGAACCATGCTGATAGCAGTGTCGAATGATGATGGAGGTAACAGCCCGGGGATTAGATTGGAGCTTGAAGCCTCTAATAACAGGGCGGTTGTCCAGGGTTCGTTCCTTGCAAGCGGTGAGATTACCGCTTATTCGGACGCCCGCTTAAAATCATGTATAAAACCGCTACGGAACAGAGGGTTCATTACCCCTGTCAGCTATATCAAGGATGGAAAGGAAAGCATAGGGTTTATCGCACAGGACATGATAGAATTGTATCCTGAGCTTGTGTCTAAAGGCAGCACGAAAGAACATTACCTGTCCGTGAACTATGCCCAATATACGGCAGTATTGCAGGCTCAGATAATTGAGCTGTACAAAGAGATTGATGATTTGAAACGTAAATTTATAAATTAAAAACTATGGTTACATTATTGATTGTTTCGATTATTCTGTTTGTATCCTATATCGGATATACAGTCGGGATGTATGGTATCCCTGCAAGTATCAGTGACACATACTATCGGCTTGGAAAGAGGGGGTGGCTGTTCACGCTCTTCTGTCTTGCCGAATCTTCCCTGCTGGTTGCATCGTTCATCGAAGCCAGCAAGGAAGAATACCAATTCCTGGCGTTCATCGCAAGTGTATCATTGGCGTTTGTCGGCTCGGCTCCCTTGTTCAAGGAGGATTATAACCGCAATATCCATTATGTAAGCGCGGGAATCTGCGCGCTTGCCTCTCTTGTATGGCAAGTGTTGATGAGTTTTTGGTACGTCCCTCTTATAACCTTCCTTGGCGGTGTAATCGTATTGGCATGCCTTAAGTTCAAGAAGCCTGTGTTTTGGATGGAGATGTGTGCCTTTATCTCGACTTATATAACCCTGTTACTGCTCTACTGATATGGCTAACTCGAATAACGTAATTACGTCTCCTGTCAATCTGAGGAGTGACGTTGCTTCCGTTCTTGGGACGTCTGAAACGAATGTGAGCGGGTTATGCACGAGCCATGAGATTAATATGTGGTCAAGATGTAAGCCTGTCCATATTGCTTCTGCTGCTCCTGACAGGAGCATGCCATCTGACGGTGAAGGGGCGTGGTGGAAAGGCTCGATGAGGAATTGCGGCATTAAGCCGCCCCCTGTAGCGTCTTATGAGGAAATCCCCAAGCTGTATACGGAAGACAAGATGAACGGATATACCTATGAGAGACCTTGGGGCGGAAGTGGGAGTCCGTACAGGTTGGCGGATTTTCTGTTGTACAAGCATAATGCATGGGCACCCATATTCGCATTTCAGTGCGATTCCAAAGTATCCCAATCCGGTACCATATCATGTTCGGTTGGAATCAACATTACCGATGTGGACAAATCAGGTCCCGGCTCTATAACGTTGTCCGATATAGATTTCGGAACTAACCTTGAAACATGGTGGTTTGGGGCGATGTTGGTTGACTCGTCCAACAGAATCGTAAGGAAACTGGCGAACGTGAAGCCGGGTGTGTCATTGGAAATGCCTGCCAGGGGTCTGACACTAGGTCAATATTATGATGTATATCCGTTTCTCTGCATGAATAAGATTGATAGCATCTATGACTTGGATTCGGTTAACTTGTTCCTGCCCGTTATGAACTGCTCTCCCGGCAGGGTTAAGTATGTATCGGAAGAAGAAGCGGGTGGTTTGGTAATCAATCTGAATGCAGAGTATGTGACGCATCCAATGACAGGTCTGAATACGGCTGTCAAGTGGGAACTCAAGTTAAAGGCTACCAATGGCAATATGACACTTCGCAACAATTGGATTAGTCTGCGATTCATAACGAGTGACGTGACCGACCCGTTCCAGGCAGGTGAGCAGCAAAAATCTTTAGGAGACAAGGATTTGACTCTGGACAATCCGGTTGTGATATCGGGTCAATTTGATTTGATGAATTTCTTGCAAGAGTACTATGTATATGTTACGCTATCCAACGGAAAGTACACGAAGAAGGCTTATCCTTTGGCTTTGAACCCTAACCCATAATATACTAATCATTAAATTATACAGATATGGAACTGATACAAAAAAAAGAAAGTATTACAAGACTTTATGAAAATGGCGAGGTCTCAAACAACACAACAAATGATATCCAATATATCGTATTGGATGGAGATGCTTATGTCGGCACAGCCTCTATCATGCCCACAGGGTTTACCATGACAGTAGGCATGAAAGCTCCCATCGAAGATATAGAGAGTATGCTTAGAAGCATATTGTCTTCCATCCCCAAGGAAGGAGGCACAAAATGAAAATCAACGAAATCATCAGAAAAATGAGTTTTTTGCAACTCGTGCCTCTGAAATCGGATGAGGGTGCGCTACTTGCCAATAAAACGAAGGTGAAGATTATCTTGAATTTGGTAGCTTACGAAAGGGCAATGGAGAGCTTTAACGAGGATATGCGCGGTATCTATGCCAAGCTGAAACCCGAAGGTTATGACGCCCAAGCCTTCCCGCGAGTGAATGAATTGGAAAAGAAAGAAAACATAAGCAACGAAGAAAAACAGGAGCTTGAGTCGATTAAGCAGAGTGAGGAATACCTCTCTTATGTTGATATGAAAAAAACACTGATGCGCGAGTTTGAAGAGGCAAGAGAATGCGCTTCGGCAGACAATGACTATACAGTCAGCGAAAGGGCACTCACAGAGGATGATTTGGTTTCCATTGCGGAAGTTATCCCTTCGGATAAGGAGTTTGCAATCGGGAAAAATGAAGATGGGGAAATCAAGGTTAATGGCATCACCGTATTGGCGGAGATTGGCAGAATGTTTATAATGTAAAACAAATAATTATGGCAGGAAAAACAATTAACGAGCTTGACGCACGGACAATGCCGAACGGTAAGGAGAACATACCCTTTCAGGAAGGGAATACAAACGGAAGATTATCTACCGATGCGTTGAAAAGATACGTGGCACCTGATTTAACACCTTATCAGAAAACCGTAGACGCTGATAAGAAGTATCTGTCTGCCGTGGAAATTGACGATGTGACATCAATATTATAGTTATGAGAATAAATTATCAGTCCGATTTTAAAATCATAGAGAAAAACCTGAATGGAGACCTGAAAACTCCTTTCCGGTTTACTTATCAGACAGCATTGTCGAAACCCGTTGTAGCCTCTTTCGATGGGCACGAATACAAGAACTGTCGCAGGCTGGATGATGGCAGCCTGCTGGTTGTGTTTGATAATCATGGCATGCGTCCGGGCAACCTGACGGTCAGACGCGAGTATTACCTTACTGATGCTGATTTTGCTGATGGTATCTGTAACCTTGTATCCATGGAGTTTACAGGCATCGTTCTTGTCAATGGCAAGTCTGATGACAGTACAGGTACAATTGACGTTTATCCAAACTACCAGAAAGGCGATAAGGGAGACCCAATGACATGGGAATCCATGACAGAGGAGCAGCGTACCGAATTAAAGGACTCTGTGGTAAAGGATGTGCAGAATGAGATGCTTTCTTCCTTTCCTATTTCTGATAAAGAATACGAAGATGTATTGAGTGGTTTCCTTTTATCGGGAACCGATAAAAATATATTTACGAATTAAAATAAGAATTATATGGCTAAAATTCATAAACTTACCAAAGGCGGGCAGACTATTTACCCTGCTACAACCACTGATGCGGTGGTACATCCGACTACGCGTAAAAACCTTACGGAAGAGTTAACCGGATTGAATAAGCGAATTCTTGACGAAACAAAACGTGCAAAAACAGCCGAGGAAGCCAATGCAACCGCTATCGAAGCACTGGCAAATGAGTTGGAAGCCTTGGGTGCATGTGGATTCGCAAGAGTAAACGGAAGTGCAGACCCAGATGCACAGGTTACATTTGGGAACACATCGAAACTTCGCTCGTTGGCGTCACATCTGCATCTTGGAGTGTTTAAGAATGGCAAGTTGCTAAAACAATGTGCACCGGGAAGACTTACTCATTCTGTCGATGGCAGGGATATTGCCATAGACGGGACCGATGGAGACGTGATGAACTTCACCGATTGCGATTTGTATTACTTACGCACCACCATGCAATATACGCCACAGGGAGGTACGGAAGGGGAATATAACATTGTGGCATTGTCTCTTCTGCCTTTCGGTATCGGAGGGAAGCAGGCAAAGCGAATCAGACCGTTTGCCATCGTCCCCGGTGAATGTGTTACCGCCAAGCTGGAAGGTGATGCAAGAAATTGCGCTCATTATGTCTATAATAAGAACGCAATCGGGACATACACCGCACCTTTGAACATATTCAAAAAAAACTACAAACCAAGTGGTGGAGGATTCCCGACACAATATGTGTCCGCGGTACAAGCAATCAAGAATGCACAGGCAAAGAATGCAGACGAAGCGACCAATCGTCCATATATGGGCATGTATTATGAGTTCTATGAAATCATTATTTGTCTGATGAGTTTTGAGATAGGCACATGGGCACATACTAGGTTAAACCTGTTTGGCGCAGGTTGTACAACGTTAGACAGCGTTAATGCGACTACATTTGCAGACAGCGCACTTACCGCTAATAGCGGATGGAAGGTGATAATCGGGGGTACAGTAAAATACAGCACTCTGTATGGTATTAATATGGTTATTCCGGCATCTTCGACAAATAAAACCAATCTGATTGGTGGCGTTACCGGTGGTTCATGGCACGGATTTTTAGAAATAATGGAAGCTCAAAGACTATTGGACGGCATATCCAAGGCAGGACTTGTGCCGAAGATAGGGAATATTGGGAATGTGTTCACCTTTGGCGCAGACGGAAATGTGTCGTGTACGACCGATGGTTCTGTCAACCTGTCTACGGGCGCAGGCATGGAAGCCTGCAAGCATTACTACGTGGTAAGAAATGTCCCCGGATGTGAGGGAATGGCAGACGGAGTAATGACAGCCGTTGTAAACTCTTACACCAAGATGGAATTTATTGACGGTGTCAAATGGAGTGACAATACGGTGCTGGATGGCGGCATTGGAATCCTGAAACGCTCTGTCCCCATATACAGAGGATGGGGTCTACCGATTGTCGGGCTATCCCGACAGATGGACGGTGCATATTACATTGTCCGAAAGGATTCGGAAGGCAATAATCTGCCTGTGCAATTCCGCTGTGCATCAGATGTGAGCAGAGTCCCCGCACGTACAACCTACTCATACCGTGTCCCTGACAATGAAGAAAGTGACATGGAAAGAGGTTTGGATTTAAAGAAGGAATATCCGGGGGTTAATCTTCCTGTTGCCAATGAATCATGGGTGAAAAAATCGGATTATGATTTTTCTCTTTTTTGTGCGGAGACTACCGGTGGAGGGACCCGTAATTACGAGAATGCTTACTTATGGTTATATATTAATAACGATGTCAATGCGAATGAGCGGTGTCTCCATGGCTCTGTTGTGGGTTGCCGTACTGATTACGGCGCTGTTTCGGCTCGTGCCTCGCGTTGCGCCTATCGTGCTGACAGTAGCCATGACGCTTACGCTGGAGCTTTCGCTATCCCTTTTATCGAATTATAACAGAATGATTATGGAAACAGAAAGAAATGAATTTGATGTGCGTATGCCTTTAATAACCTATTCAGGCAAGAAAGCATTGGTATGCGTCAACGAGGAAACGGTTACTTATCCTGCGATGGAAGGTACTGTAGAAAGGACAGCATATATATATGATACATTATGGGTGTACTGTGATACGAATGATGAAGAGTCGGTAAGAAAATCATTGGTCCGGGAATTGGAGAAGCGCATCAAAGAATATGATGTGTCTGACCATGTGAACGAATTTACCCTTGCCGGCAAGAAGATGTGGCTCTCCAAGGAAATGCGTGTAGGTCTGATGAACAGCATCAACATTGAGAAGAGTACCAAAAAGACTGATACCGTTCTTTGGTTTGAGGGGATTAATTACACCATTCCAATAGATGTGGCACTACAGATGCTTGCCCAATTGGAGTTGTATGCATTATCATGCTACAATGTCACACAGCAGCATCTATCCGAGGTATCCGGATTAAGTACGCTTGAAGAGCTGATTAATTATGACTATACCCGTGGCTATCCGAGCAAGCTTGTGTTTAATCTTGGTTAGGCTAAGATAGGGAAATTCCCTGCATACCTTCTCAGGCTGGCAGGGAATCAAGATTAGCTTTCGCGTTCCGGTTAACAAGGTTTGCAAATATAACATTAAAAATTAATCCGACAAATGATTAGTGCAATAGTTAGAGATGGCATCGATAAGAGCGTAGCCGGAGGATTGGCAGGAATAGCTACCGCATTCGTTCAGGAGAGTATAGAACACATGATTCCGTGGCTGATAGTGTCTGCTGCCGTGATTATATGTGATTTAGCCTGCGGGCTGAGAAAGAGTATCATAATGGGCGAACAGGTCCGGTTCAGTCGGGCGGTAAGGCGAACCATGGGCAAGATGGTTACATACTTTAGCTTTGTTTTCATGGTGGTTATGATAAACAAGGCATCGGGTAGCCGTTACGACATTGATATGTATTCCTGCCTGATGGTATGTTTTTTGGAAATGTGCTCGATTATCAGCAACATACTTAAGCCAAAGGGAATCGAGCTGAATATTGTCGAAGCGTTCAGGTTGATTTTCGGCAAGACATTAAAAGTTGACAAAGAAGATATTAAAGAAGTAATTAAGGAGGAAAAGAAATGAAGTTTTTTACAATTGCGGAGCTGTGCAAGTCCACGACTGCCGACCGCTTGGGTATCAACAACAGATGCAGACAGGAGCATGTAACGGCTCTTACTGCCTTGGTGGATAACGTGCTGGACCCATTACGCACATGGTGGGGAAAGCCTATAACAGTAAACAGCGGTTATCGCTGTCCGGAGCTGAATGAAGCCGTCAAGGGAAGCAAGTCTTCTCAGCACATGAAGGGTGAAGCAGCCGATATTGACACAGGAGACAGACAGCAGAATAAGCTGTTGTTTGAGTATATCCGCAAGAACCTGCCTTATGACCAGTTGATTGATGAGAGCAACTTCGCATGGGTACATGTAAGCTTTAGGGCAGATGGTAAGAATCGGAAACAGGTATTAAGTTTATAAAATCTACAATTATGGCATTAAAGGATATAACCGGCAATTTTGCAGCATCCGGCTCCAATCAGGAGTATAAGTTTCAGCCTGCTGCGTCTACATTTGGTTTGCAATTGGTATTCGATACACATCCGTCCAAGGTGGTATTGTATCAGAGTTTGGACGGTGAGAGTTGGGTGGCATTTGAAGTCGATTACGGTGTCGGGTCGGTTTGGCAGAAGAACATCGAAGGTGTTATTGGTGAGCAGCATATCAAGATTCAGTGCAATGTTAAGCCTGTCAAGGCATTAATTTTGGAGTGATTATGAAGGTTAACACAATATCTTTAAATTCGGTGCGGTTGAATACAATCGCACTGAATCACATTGGCGAAATCCGTTCGGGTGGCGGTGCTTCCAAGCCTTCCCCTATCCCTCAATGGATAAGGGAGCATATCTCATTCTATTATGACATGAGCAAACCGATGGATGTGTATCCTGATGATTTTTCTAAATGGACTAAATCGGCAGATTGCACTTTTAACGTTACATCTACAAACATTACTATAACTAATTTTAAAAACCTAAAAGCTACTTCTGTATATCTAGGTGCAAAAAGCAATTTCAAAGGGATGAAAATCCGAGTTAGTGGGTTGGTTGATGGACAGGAATTATATTGGGGCTATTGGAATAATTCGATTTTAAGGATTCCCTCTAATGGGGATTATACACTATCTCCTATAGAGCAGGCTACCGATAACCTTGGGATAAGAAGTGGGAATATTGTTGGCGATTGTAATATTACGATTGAGATGCTTCCTAGCGGAAAATCTGTCCCCACCAATGAGATACTTAAGGTATCGGGGTATCTACAGGACCTGTCAGGTCGGAAAAGGAATATGAAGTTAACCAACTTTCTCTTCGACATGATGAGCGGTGTGGATGGGTATAAGAATGAGGCGTTTGTTAAAGTAAGTGGTGCAATTGATATTAGATTCGACCATATAAATGGCAGACAAATTAAAGGGAAACCGGCACAAGATTGGGACAAATTCGGGTATTATAGAGCTAAAAACATGGTTGAAAGAATAATCTATTGCAATTGGCATGTTGAAGGGATATTAGACGATAATAAAGTTTATGTTGCCCAATATACTGCATACGATAATAGAGTTGAGTTACATAATGGAGATAATTATATAGAATTAGATACTAATCAAGGTAAAGCTGGATATAATTATATATCTGTTATCTCCGACCAACCCTACTCCACAGACATCACCATTACTCAGATACCCGAATATCCCGGTGCATTAGTGACAGATGGTGTAGATGACTACGGATTGGTAGAGAATCTGAGTAGTGGAGTGAAGATACTGTTTATGACGGTTAATCCGATGATGCTCGAAGCCGCTATATATGATCAAAGATTTACATCAGGTGGGCATTATTTTGCAGTAATTACTAAAAGTAATGAGGTTGCTTATAATGCCTATAATACTAAAGGAAAAACTTATATTAACGGCGTATTGAATGAAAGTCAAACTTCCAATGAGCTTCAAAACGAGAAACAAATCATAACGATAGTAAATTCAGAAGTAAATGAAACCAACTCATTATCTCCTAATTTCTTTAGAATAAGGGAAGGTGGTTTAAGAATGAAATGCGCATTCTATAACTCCATAGCCTTTGACTCCATACCAACAGAGGCAGACGGATTCACAGAGCAAGAATTAATTGATTATGTATTAACTAATATAATTGGACAATGAGATATACAATCGTTACAGTGGAATGGCTGACCCAACATGGATTGTTGGCACTTCCGACAATGCGAAGCAACGCAGACGGTACGAAAGTAGTGCTGCATGAGGAATTCGTTAACCTCTTCCCAAGGGACTCCTTCCCCACCTACAGAATGGATGACCCCGAATTTGTACAAATCATGGAATCGGAAGAATGGAATCACGAACCGCAACCTTATAGTGCTGATTACATATTGGCTGCATCTGCACAAAACATGGTGGAATCCGCCAAAAAACAGATACAGACATTCAGTCTGACAGACAGCGAATCTCTGAAGGTTAAATCGCTGTATCCCGATTGGGCGGAATTCATAGACGAATCCTTATCCAAGGGGGATAAGGTTAATTACAAGGAACACCTGTATAAGGTCCGGCAAGATATCCCTATGGTTTTGGAGAGCCAATATCCCGGCATGGCTACGGCAGCACTCTACGAAGTGGTTGTAGAGACCGCATCAGGCACCAAGGATGACCCGATACCCTATACACCTCCTATGGAGATATACAAAAACAAGTACTATACTCAGAATGATGTATTGTATATTTGCACAAGGGACAGCGGTCAGGCGTTGACCCATGACTTAAGCAGCTTGGTAGGGTTGTATGTTAATGTTGCAAGCTAATGTTGTAAGCTT